TTGTAGAAACTATTGATGATGTAAAATCAGTTAAATATTCTGTTCTGTACATGAAAGCAGTTAAAGCATTACAAGAAGCTATGAACAGAATTGAGACACTTGAAGCAAAAGTAACAGCATTGGAGAGTGAATAATGGCATTACCGATTTCAGGCACAATTAACGATAACCAAGCAGGTATACTAAGACCAAGAAAGACTGCTACTCCATTGATTATAAATGGTGATATGCAAATAGCACAAAGAGGTACGAGTGTTACAGGTATTACAAGTGGGACTAATTATCTTTTAGATAGATTTGCTTATGCAGTATCAACTGCTGGAACATGGACACAATCACAATCAACAGATGTACCATCTGGTCAGGGTTTTTCTAACTCTGCAAAATTAGATTGTACTACTGACAATGCTTCTTTAAGTGCTAGTAGTTTTGCATACTTTCAACAAAGATTTGAAGGTCAAAACTTACAAATGCTAAAAAAAGGCACAAGTAATGCTGAAAGTGTAACTCTATCTTTTTGGGTTAAATCAGCAAAAACAGGTACATATATAATAGAGTTATTTGATGGTGATAATAACAGGTCAATATCACAAGCATACACAATAAGTAGTGCAAATACTTGGGAAAAAAAGGTGTTATCTTTTGCAGGTGATACAACAGGAGTATTTGATAATGATAATGTATTAAGTTTATATTTGTTTTTTTGGTTAGTTGCAGGAACTAACTATACATCAGGAACTTTGAATACTTCTTGGGGTGCTTATACAAATGCAGACAGAGCAGTAGGTCAAGTAAACCTAGCAGACAGCACATCTAATGATTGGTACATAACAGGTGTTCAACTAGAAGTAGGAACATTTGATGCTAACAGCATACCTGACTTTCAGTTTGAAGATGTAGGTACAAGTTTGATGAGATGTATGAGGTACACACAATGTTTTGGTGGAAATAATAATAAAGAAACATTTTGTTCAGGTGGTTGTAATACTACTACAATACAGACAATGCTTATTGAACATAAAACAGAAATGAGAACAACTCCATCTGTTTCAGTTTCTGCCCTTAATGATTTTCAAGTAGTTGTACCAAGTGGGTTTACAACTGCAACTACATCTATAACATTAGCTACAGATAATTCAGGAACAACAGCATCAACTATTACCACAAACACAACTAGTCAATCTGCTTCACAAGTAGGTAGATACTGCAACTTAAGGTGTGTTGATGTAACTAATGGAAAATTAACTTTATCGGCAGAACTATAATGGAAATAACATATCAAAAAGCAAATGATGCAGAGGGAAATTGGGCATCTATTACTAAAAAAGTAGATGGTAACTTTGTTATGAGTATACCTATGGTTGAAGATAATGCTGACTACCAAGAATATTTAGTGTGGGCAGAAACTAACACAATAGAGGAAGCAGACTAATGGCAGGAATAATTTTAACAGGTGATACTTCAGGAACAATTACAGTTAATGCTCCAGCAGTTGCAGGAACAAATACAATTTCTCTCCCAGCATCCACAGGAACTACTGTTGTTCTTAATGGTTGGACTATTACTGAATCAGGTGGTGTACTCTTTTTTGCAACAGGTGGCACAAACAAAATGAAGTTAGATGCTTCAGGCAATCTAACATGTGTAGGTGATGTAACTGCATTTGGTACAGTCTAATGCCTATAGTATCATCAGGAGCAGTTAGTCTTAGTGATATAGCTACAGAGTTTGGTGGCTCACAACCACATTCAATGTCAGAGTATTATTCAGGTGGAAGTAATGTTCCAACAGGAACACAAAATGCTAGTAGTGTAACTATTCCTGCATCAGGACAAATTTCATTAGCATCAAGTTTTTATGGCTCTGTTGCAGGGATTATGCCTTACTCAACTAACATGACAAGTGTCGGATTCAACTATGTGACTAATCCTGGAAATTCAGAAACAGCAGGTTTTTTTGAATATTCAGGTACTACTTATGGAGCATTATCTGATACAACAAAAGTAGATGGAATTAAATATTTTAAATCAGGACTTAGTAGCACATCTATATTAGATTCAGGATATATTACAAATATGTCTGATGCCGAATTATTTAGAAGAACTGATAAAATAACAATAAATGGAATAACTTATTCAAGAAGATTTGCAATGATAAATCAAGCAAATCTTTCTACAAATTCAGTCGGAAATTATAAAAATATGACATGGGAAAACAATGCTCCTAATACAGGTGTAGATAGATATAATACTTCTTCAGGATTGATTGGAGAATCTCCTTTTGATACAACAACATCAAACACACATACATATACAGAAGATTTAAGTTATTTTGCTGATGTAAATAGAACATTCGGTACACATACTCATACATATCAAACTACAGCAAATAAAACAAATGTTATAACAGACCATGTAGAAGTATATTATGGATTTTCTACAGTATCTCATAGTGAACTTGCTCCTGCTACATTTGGTCAGCAGAGTAGTTTTTCATTAACAAATCCTGATAATACATCATGTACAGGAACAGTCAGAGGATTGTATATAAGAAAAAAATCAAGCACTCCACGAGACACTAATGTTACAACAATTAATTATTCTTTGCTTATAGATGCTGACCATAATTTTCTTAATAAGCATAGAAGAAATGGAAATTTAAGTACTGTAGGCACAAGTTTAGACCAACATCTTTTAAGGAATGGTGTTAAATGGTTTGATTTATCAGATGGTACTAACACTTTTAGAATTGGTGCTAGTAGTCAAAAAGCTGGTAGTGCAGTTGTTCCATTTGAATGTACAGCAGTTAATGGCTCGGCAGGTTATTGGAGTGGTTTAACTATAAATGACTCATCATACAGTAGAAGTATTATGGGTGCTTATCATGTTTCAGGTGGCACAGCTAATACACAAGATATAGGTGGTACAAGTGGTTTATATACTTTCATGAAAGATATATATGACAATAGTGGAACTTTAAATATACAAGTTTATTAAAATGACAATAACATTTGAAAAAATAGATAAGATAGATGATGCAACATTTGATAATTTGTATGCAGATAGTTTAGATGATATTAATTCAGGCACTATTGTTAAACCTGATGATGTAATAACAGATGAACAAACTAAACAACTTGTACACGATTCATGTTATTTAACTTATACAGTCGATGAAAACAGGTATTGTGTTTTAGCTAAAAAAGATGATACACCTTTTATGTGGATTGTAGGAACAAAAAATAATAATGTATTTAGATGGGAAACTGTTTTAAATGCAAAAATTGATGGCAGTCGAGAAATATTTGCAACACAAGAATTTCAAAATGCATATGCAGAATATTTAAAAAGTGTTGGTATAAATACATGGGAAATATTATGTGTAAAAGATAAAAGGGTAGACACTTATTTTATTGGACTACAAAATGCAGGTAAATGTCTTGGTAGTTATAATAGTGATGCTACATACACTAGACAAACTGATTTAGAGGAATTGAATAATACAGCATCTTTGCATAAATGGGTGTTCTAAATGGCTCTCAGTATTTTGTATACTGCTTATTTTGGATTAGCACTATATTCTTTTTTTGTTCTTAGTTGGTTACAACTGTTATATACATACATACTCTTTTACTTCTTATTAGAATTTACAATGAGTTTGTTTATTCATAGATGGGCTACACATAATTTGTGGAATCCACCTGTATGGTTTCAAAACATAATGAGTGTAGTATCTATGACAGCATTAATTGGTACACCAATATCTTATAGTGCATGGCACAGAAACCACCACAGATATGCTGATACTATAGCTGACCCACACAGTCCGAAGCATAGCTCATGGTTATATATTATATTTAGAACACACGAACAAGATTATGATTTAAGTTTGTGTGGAGATAGACTAAGAAATAAATGGCAGTTATTTTTGACTAAGAACGAAACAAGTTTGGTATACATGTTTAATGCTGTTCTTTTCTTAGTCTTGCCTATAGATTTATTTTTGATGTGGGCAACAGCAGTAGCTATGACAACCTTTTGGGTTATGACAGTAACAGGTATTATGTGTCATACAAATAAGGTGAGAGATGTACCTTACATGTACCCTGTAGCATTTTCAGAAGCATATCATAAGCAACATCATATTAAACCAAAACTCAAACATTGTAGGTTTGACCCTTTTGTTTGGCTAATTACAAAGCTGAGGTGGGCATGAATCATGCAATAAAAGTACAGCTATTGGCTCTGATTAATATAGTAATCAGTATTTGGGCATGTTTTACTTATCCTGAATATATAATCTATGGAGTAATAGGATGGGCATTTGTAAATATATTCTCAACCAATATAGCTATACACAGATTCATGAGCCATCGTGCATTTAGAACAACACCTATAAAAGAAAAGATTTTAAAATATTTAACAGTCATATCAGCATTTGGAAGTCCACTATCATGGACAGCAATGCATAGATATCATCATAGGTACTCAGGTCATCCGAAAGATGATAATCAATCACCTGCAAGAATAGGATATCTAAGAGCATGGCTAACACTTTATGACCCAATAAAAGTACCAAAGGTAATGGTCAAAGATATACTTAAAGATAAAGATTACATGTTTATAACTAGAAACTATTGGATATTATTATTTAGTTACATACTAATCTTGTATACAATAGACCCTATGATTGGATTATTTTTATTTTCGTTTCCTTGTGCCTGTATTTATATTACAGCAGGTGCTTTTGGTGTTATACCACACAGTAAATTGTTTGGTTATAAAGTAGTCAAATCTAAACCACATTGTACTGCTGTTAATAGTCCACTTACATCACTAATCAGTTGGGGTGAGGGTTGGCATAATTATCATCATACAATATCTAAAGACTATAGACATGGACACAAGTGGTGGGAGTTAGACCCACCTGCTTGGTTTATAGAGAAATTATTTATTAAGAGTTAATTATGAAAGTAACCTTAGAACAACTAGCTGAAAGAATAGATTCAATGAATGATAGACTTGTTAGATTGGAAACTAAGGTTGATGACCAAACAGCATTAATAAATAAAAGTAAAGGAGTTATAGGGTTTGTTGTTTGGGTAGGTAGTCTTATAGCAATCGTTTATAACATGGTAAAATAACTATGTTCCCAATTGAATTAATCTCTATGCTCGTATCAACTGTTCTTGGTGGAATCTTATCCATCATGGCTCAAAAAACAAAAGACAAAGCAGATGAACAAAAGATGCTCATGCAAAGAGCAGAGTTTCAATCACAACAGTTTGACAAAGCAAGAGAAGTTACAGATTCGTTTACAAAGAATACTCGTAGATGGATAGCACTTATGTGTGTACTAGCAATTATTGTATTACCAAAGTTAGCACCATTCATTGACCCTAGTATGCCTATCTATGTTGGTTACACAGAAACAATACAACAAGGTTGGTGGATATTTGCATCAGACATGGACATGACACAATGGAAACCAATGGAAGGTTTAGTCATCACACCTTTAGATACACATGTTGTATCAAGTATTATTGGTCTTTATTTTGGTGGCAGTCTAGTCAGAAGATGAACAGATTCTACTTAGCATTGATTGTAACTATTGTCTTAATATTAGGTTATGCAATAGAAGATGCATCATCAGATGTGACAAGTAGTGGAGCATCTACAACTCAAAGCAATGTATCAGGGAGCAACACAAGTATTCAAGGTTACGAAGCAACCACTAATAATACCTATCAAGGACAGGTCACAAATTCCACAACAAATTCTACAAGTAATTCAACCAATCAGGAGACTGCTGTAAACTCATCTCATGCACCTGCAATGTCTGTCTATTCCCAAGATTCATGCAGTCTTGTAATCTCAGGTGGTGTCACAGTTATGGGAATATCTTTTTCAGGTGGTGGTTATGTTATGACAGATGAAGCATGTGAAAGATTAAAGAAAGCAAAAATGCTCAAGGCACTTTCTATGTCTGTGGCATCCATCAGCATTATGTGTGATGACCCTGCTGTATTCGATGCTATGTATAGAAGTGGGACACCATGCCCTGTTATGAAAGATGGTAAAAGTCTGATTGGTGAAGAAGCTATGAAAGTTATATATGAAAGAAGAAAACCTACAGATGATAAAGTAGAGCAATATCGTAGATATAAGGAATCTTTGACCAATAATGGTAAAAATCCGAGATAAAAACGAGCTTAAATGCCCTAAAATCGGTTTTAAACGACTAGGGTGGTATGTTAGTACCCTACTAATTTTACCGATATCCTTGTATGCAGAAACAACGAATAATCTCCTTAATCAACAAATGTATGATGGTAATAACTTTGCTAATGGTTGGTCAGGAACAAATGACCACAATCATGGAAATGCTATCGTTGCAGGTGTCGATGGAGAATACATAGAAAATAGTATCTCATTACAAAATGATGCAGGATTATCTAAAGGTATTATTAATAATGGTTTTACATCTACAGCAGGTGCAGATATTTGGTTTTGGAATCAGATAGAACAAAACGTAGAGATAACACAAACTTTAGTAGATGATAATGGTAACGTAACTACACAAACTAAAACTATAAACAACGATGGTTGTTATTATTGCACACATACTGATTCAATTATTATTGGTAACAATAGCCAAGAAGATTACGACATAACAGTTAGATATACTTTTAATGAGAACAGTAATTCTATATCTCATTATGGTGCTGACTTAAAAAGTCCTACATTGTTTATCGAGTATGACCCTGTTGTTATGAGTGCAGTAACACAAAATACCATAACAGAAGTATCAAATGATATACAAGAAATAGAAATAGAAGAATTCGTTTACGAACAACCTGTCATAGAAGAAGTAGTTGTTGAAGAAATTGTAGTAGAAACGATAGAAGAAACTATTTCTTTAGAGGAAGAACAATTTATAGAAGAAACAATAGTCTTATCTTCAGAAGTTTTAGAGCCTGAAGTGGTAGAAGAAGTCAATGAAGAAGTTGTCGTAGAAGAAGTTTATGAGGAAATACTTGCAGAAGCACCAATTGAACAAACAGAGGAGATATCTAATGAAGAAGAAACAATCGAAGAAACAGAAGGAGATACAGAAGTGGCTGAAAGTAACTCAGATATTGTCACAGAGGAAACCGAAACCAATAACGAGAGTGGGAGTGTTGAAACCCAATTAACCATAGAAGATATCACTATAAAAGTTGCTGATAAAATTAAAACAACCGAAGGACAGCTCAAAGCAGTATCTTTAATCGTTGCTAAGGTCATGTCTAACAATAATAAGATTGATAGCTACTCACAAGTCAATGCTGAGATATTTAAGCAACCTGTTATAATGGATAGGAACATTGACACATATCTTAATCAGACTTATGTTGATGTTAGAAATATATATAACGATAAAATATACGAGGATAGGTCAGATTGGATATCAAGGTAATAGGTGCTGTTTTTTCTTTATTAATAGGATTTGGTGGTCTTTTTGTACAAGTAGGTACAATAATGAATAGGTTAGATGTGGTAGAACAAAGAAGTATTCCTGATATATCTAACTTAGAAAAAGAAATATCAATATTAAAATCACAGGTTGAGGATTTAAAAGAAAAAAATAGCAATCCTTTAAGAAGATAATGGATATATTATTAGCAGTAGCATTGTTGCTGTCTATATTTGTGTTATTTAACTCAGCTAGAATCAGAACTAAATGGTTTAAACCTGAGCTATCTATAATTGAGATATTGTTCGTAATCATAGTATCATATATCATAGTGCTACAATTATAAGAGGTAACAATGGCAGGATTATCAGTACAAACAGCAGAAACAGCATTTGCAATTACAAGTGCAGAAGTTAAATCATGGCTAAGAATAGATGGTAGTGATGATGATACAGTCATATCTACATTATTAAAGGCATCACATAATTGGGCTAAAAGATATACAGGTAGAAGTCTTACAACACAAACATTAAAGATGTCTATAGATTCTGTCTATGATACAGATATTCCTTTACAAGAAGGAAATTACATTGGTATTGACCAAGACATTACAAGAAGAAGTATTTTGTTACCACAATCACCTGTAGCATCTATATCAAGTGTTAAATACTATGATGATGCAGATACAGAAAGCACATTTGCATCAAGCAAATATTATTTAGATAATCAGGGTATTCCTGCAAGATTTGTTTTGAGAAATGGTGAAAGCTACCCAACAGGATTAAGAGTGGCTAATGCACTAGAGATTACTTATGTAGCAGGTTATGGTGCTTCAAGTGATGTACCTGATGATATCAAACATGCATGTCTTATTTATACAGCATGGTTATTTGAACACAGAGGTGATGGAACAGAAAGAATGTCAGCACCCTATCAAGCAACACAATTATTACAACCTTACATAATCAGACAGTTTGGAACTAATCCTTATCGTGGCACAGCACATTATGGTGGTATGGTCTAATGTCTCTTATAGGAGAGATGAGAAATAGAATCAGCTTACAAACTTTAGGTGGTGTAACTGATGCAGGTGGTGGAACTACAACTACTCATTCTACTGCTACAACTGTATGGGCTAAAGCAGAGAATCTATCAGGTGGTGAAGGAATATTTGGAGACCAACTCAGAGGAACATCTAATTACAGATTTACAATCAGATATTATTCTTCTTTAACAGAAAAATATAGAATCTCTTATAACTCAAAAACATTCAACATAACTCAGATTACTGATATTCAAGAAGGAAGAAGAAAGTTTCAGGAAATACTAGCAACTGAAGGAGTGGCTACATGATATCTATAAAGGTTGAATCTAACTTTTCAAAAAATGCAGATGTTATCCTAAGAAAATATCAAGTCAATGCATCGAGACATGTTAATCGTGTTCTTAATCATTTTAGAAGGGATATTACATTGGGTATGAGAAATACTCCTAAAACAGGCAATACCTATGAAAAAGGTAACAAAACACATACTGCTTCATCAGCAGGTAATCCACCTGCAATCGATACAGGAAGATTGGTTAGTAGTATACAAATAAAACCATCAACACCAAGCATTAAACCTGTAGGTAAAGTGTTTACTAATGTTGAATACTCACAAATGTTAGAACTTTATATGGACAGACCATTCATGGGTAAAGAATCCAAAGCTTATCAACAAGCAAAAGCATTCTCTAAGAAAATGTCTAAAGATATCAAGGTGAAATAATGGGATATCATTCATTCGATTTACAATCAGCACTATATTCTTTGTTATCAGGTGATAGCACATTAGATGGATTGGTTGGTAATAACAAGATATTTGATTCTGTAGCACCACAAGATACAGCATATCCTTATGTGCTTATTGGTACAGAAATAACTACAGATATCGGAACTAAATCATTAGATGGTAATTTATATAATGTAGATATTGATGTATGGTCTCAATATAGAGGGCAAAAGGAAATCAAGGAAATTATGGAAAGAATTTACAATTTAACGAATAATGTTACAATCTCTGTGTCAGGTGCTGATTCTGTTATGAGTTATGTCAATAGTGCAACAACTCTCGTAGAAGCAGATGGAATCACAAGACATGGTATAGTTAATATTAATTTTACAATTTACGATAATTAGAGGTAATAAAAAATGGCAGTACAAAAAGGTGCAGAGGTATTAGTCAAAATAGGTGATGGTGGCTCTCCAGAGGCATTCACAACTATTGGTGGACTGAGAGATACTTCAATTTCAATCAACCAAGAAACAGTTGATGTTACAACAAAAGATTCAGCAAGAGTAAGAACTCTTATAGCACAAGGTGGTGTTAAATCTTTTACAATTTCAGGTAGTGGTGTATTCGATGATTCAGCATCACATACAACTTTATTAGGTGTTTTAGATGCATCTACATTTACAAACTTTCAATTTATAATGCCTGATTTCAATACTTTTACAGGAGCATTCCAAGTAACTAGTGTTGAATATAGTGGTACATATAATGATTCAGCACAATATTCTCTAACATTTGAGAGTGCTGATACTATTACTGTAGCAACAGTCTAATGTGGATTGATAAAGAAGTAACTGTAAATAAGAAAAAGATTAATGCTAAAGTTAATCTAGGTTTAGACCAATCAGAAGTTGAACTGCCATTCTTTGATGGTTGGGATAACTTAGGTGTAATGAAAATTGATAAAGATAAATATATAATCTCTAGTGCTAAAAACGTAGGTGCTAGAGATGAAGTTATCAATATGATAATTAAAAAGGAGAAGAATGATGACAACAAATTCGTTGAAAGCAGAGAAGATTCTTAATTTCAAAGACAAGACATACAAGGCTCGTATGTCATTAGATACAATCATGAGAATAGAAGAAGGTTTGGGAACTTCTATTTTAAAGGTAGGCAATAAACTAACTACAGCAGATATTACTTTATTAGATATCATAACTATCTTAACCCTTGCTATCAGAGCAGGTGGTAATGATGTTACTGAAAAAGATATCAAATCACTTGTGTCTGAGATTGGTTTAGTAGAAGCAATGAAATTAACAGGTGAGTTACTTACATTAGCACTTAATGTAGACCCTGATAATACAGAAAAAAAAAGCAATACTTAAATGATGATTACAAGCTACCTGTAGAAAGGTGGCTTGAAATATGTGTCGGTATGATGCATCTACCACCACAGCAAGTGTGGGATATGTCTATTAAGGAAATCACTCTAGCTATAAAAGGATTTACAGAATACAATACAGGTAAGAAATCAGAGCCTATGGACAAATCTGATTTGGAACGATTAAAGGAAATGTACCCTGACAACTAGACATGGAATTAGATAAGTTATTAGTAAAGATTGAAGCAGATTTATCAGACTTAAAACGAGGTCTTGATAAAGCAAACAACGAAGTCAAAAAATCATCTAGCAAGATGTCAAACGAATTTAAGAAGTTTGGCACAACTCTTAGCAACATAGGTGGAAAAGTAATCACATTCGGTGGTTTATTTGCAACAGCATTTGGTGCATATCAAATCAAACAAGTAGTTGATGTCGGAAGACAGATAGAAGACTTACAAGTAAGACTAAAAGCATTATTTGGTACAGCAGAAGAAGGCTCTAGAGCATTTGACCAAATGGTTAAGTTTGCTAGTAAAGTACCATTCACATTAGCAGAAATACAAGGTGCATCAGGTAATCTTGCAGTAGTAGCAGAAGATGCAGAAGAACTTGCAGAGTTATTAGAGATAACAGGTAATGTTGCAGGTGCTACAGGTTTATCATTCCAACAAACTGCTGAACAAATTCAACGAAGTTTCAGTGGTGGTATTGCATCAGCTGATGTTTTCAGAGAACGAGGTGTCAGGTCAATGCTTGGATTCCAAGTAGGTGCTGAAGTCTCAATCAATGAAACAGTAAAAAGATTTAAAGAAGTATTTGGTAAAGGTGGAGAGTTTGGAAATGTAACAAATGACTTAGCTAATACCTTAACAGGTACTTTATCGATGTTAGAAGATAAACTATTTCAATTCAGGAAAGCAGTTGCAGATGAATTTATGGTTGAGCTCAAAGCTCAGTTCGGTGATTTAAATAATGCTCTTGCAAATAGTCAGGATAAAATAATTAAATTTGGCTCTGAGGTTGGTAAATCATTAGCTAATTTAACAAGGCTAGTAGTAGAAAACTTTAATGAAATAAAAACAACAGTAGAAGCTTTAGGAATATTCTTAGCAACAACTGTACTTGCAAAAATTATAACAGCATTTGCAAAAGCAAATGTAGTAGTAAAAGGCTTAACTGTATCTTTAATAGCACTTCAAGCAGGTTTCGATAGAGTAGAAAAAACAGAAAAGAAAGTAGTAAAAGTACAAAAAGATGAATTGAAGAATCTAGATGGTTTATTAAAAATCATAAATATTTATGGTGATAAAGTTCTAGATTTGAATAAAAAGCAAGAAGAAAGTGTTGATACAACAGATAATGTAATCATCAGTCAAGGTGAATTAAAAGAAATTATTCAGGAAGTAAATAAAACATTTGAAGATGCAGGTAAATCTATATCCGATGCTTTTGGTGATTCAATAGCTAAAGGTGAGGATTTTAGAAGTGCAATGAAAAATATATTCCAAGATGTAGTATCTCAAATCATATCTACAATTACACAGATATTAATTATCCAACCTTTGATAGAAAAATTAACTAAATCATTAAATGAATATCAAAGAAGTTCTAGGGAAGGCATATCATTACCATCATTTGGTGGTGGTGGTGTTGGTGGATTAATTAGTTCAGTTGGCTCATTCTTAGGATTTGCAAATGGTGGTTATACTCCACCAAATAAACCTTACATGGTAGGTGAAAGAGGTGCTGAATTATTTGTGCCTAAAACAGCAGGTAATATAGTTCCTAATAACGAACTAGGTGGTGGTGTTAATGTTGTTCAGAACATTTCATTCTCAACAGGTGTTGTACCGACTGTTCGTGCTGAAGTACTCAATCTCCTGCCTACCATAAAACAAGAAACAATAAATGCAGTAGCAGAACAAAGAAGTCGTGGTGGTGCATTTGCTAGAACATTCGGAGCATAATTATGGCAGAGCCAAGTTATCCATTATCATTACCAACATCTCCATCTAACTTTGTTACAAGTGAATGGAGAATTATTAGGACAGTTGCTTATACTGAATCACCATTTACCTATGGTCAGCAAGTAGCAAAATATCAAGGCTCAGTTTGGCAGACAACAGTTACATTACCACCAATGAACAGGGCAGATGCAGGAGCATGGCAGTCATTTTTTATGCAACTCAATGGCAGGTTTGGAACATTCTTACTCGGAGACCCTGATGCTAAAACCATACAAGGTGGAGCAAACACAGTTATATCTGTCAATGGAGACCATTCAGTCGGTGCATACGATGTTGTAGTAGATGGTGCTAATACATCAACAGTTATATTTAAGAAAGGAGATTATGTACAGTTTGGCTCAGGTGCATCATCTAAACTTCATATGATAGTAGCTGATATCACATCAGATGCTTCAGGTAATGCTACATTACAAATCGAGCCATCACTTAAAACAGCACTTACAGATGATGATGTTATAACTTATTCTAATACTAAAGCAGTCATGAGAATGGATGCAAACGAATTAGGATGGAATGCAAACAATGTATCTTTGTATGGAATCTCTTTTTCCTGCACAGAATCCCTGTAATCGACTTTAAATTTTAGGTGATACCAAAGTACCCTAGACATTAAAAAGGAGCTAAAATGGGCATTCTAGCTCCCTATATTCGGAGAAATATAACTAATTATAGCACAATATCCCAAAATATAGCTATTATTGATATAAATACCACACACTTAATTGTGTCTTTATTATCATCATATATTTCAATTATCTTGTCTTTCATTCTCAGTCTCCTGTATTAATTTATTGATGTACCATTGAGCCTTCTTTAAATCTTCTAACCCATTCTTGTATTTGTATCTGCAAATATACTTTAGGATATTAGATTCAAGGTAGCCCATCTTTTGGTCTAGGATAAAATCAATCACTTCAATCTTACCCTGTGTGTAATGTTTAGGATGGTTTACATTATCTGCCATTCTAGTTTCCTATGTTTAACAGGTAGGAATGTCACTACCCACCTGTATTAACATCTCATGTTACTTCTCAACAACCCATTTGCTGAGAATTCATTTTACCTAAGTGTTGCTTGTACCAATCCAAAGTCTTGATATCTGCTTCATGGTCTTTAGCTGTAATTTTAGAATCACCTGATTTGTATTGGTTGATTCTATCCTCTAGGTAATTAATTATCTTCACATTGTCTATCATGTTATTTCTCCTTATTTGATTTTGTGTGGGAATCAATTCTATCACAAATCAATTCCCACACCATTCGTTTTTTATTTATCTCCTGTTGTTTGTTTTACTATAAAAGATTCACCACCTCGAATCGTATCAAGTCCCGATTGTTCAGCTACTCTAAAGGTAACATAATCATCTAATAAAGTTTCAGCTTCATCATGCTTAACCTTTTTTTGGCTGGTTAGCAAATTAATTAATCTGCTTTTACTTTGTCTTACTAAAAATTTAGTATCGTATCCGAATGGTACATACTGTATTTCATTTTTTTCTTTCATAATTTTCTCCTATTTAGTTTTGGGTAGTTTAGGTGATACCCACACCATTCGTTTTAGCTTATCTCCATTTAGGAAGTACATTGAAACTTCTACTATCTCTGTTCCAATTACCAACCTCTAAACTACCTTTATATTCGTTTTGTAAATGACATTGCTTTTTACCAAAACTGCCATCTTTTTTAACATAAAGTAAGTCTACCCAAACAGCAGTAATTTCATTAGTTTCATCATCACGACAGATTACTTTGTCTGTTACAACACATCTATATGAATCTCTATTGTTGGGTTTCCAAATTATTTCTTCACCTGATTTCACATCATCAAAATGAAAACTAGATTTCTCAATAACTTTCATACCTGATTTATCTTGTTTGATATACCAATCTGTATATCTTGTTTTAATGTTTATTACGTTTGTCATAATTTATCTCCTTTTTTATATAAGTCTTAATTAACTTATACCTATAGTATATAGTACTGAAAGTATAATACAATACCCACAAAGCACTTTTTTTAGTTTTTTTTACTTTTTTTTCTCATCAGGAGCTATTTTTATGCCATTTATCTTATTTATTGTGTCAATCAAGCTATTTATTGCCTTGATATACTGACAACTGAGTTCTAGTTTCTCCTGATTCCATTCTTTGTCATGGAGCAAATCATTCCATAATTTTTGATTATGGTTTAGGTCTTTGACCAACCTATCTTTTGTTGCAGTCATTCTTTCCAAAACTTCTTCTGCTGTTATTGTCCATTTCTTTATTTCATCATTCATAATTTTCATCTCCACGATTCTCCATTGACCCAAACCACTAATGCTTTACGAACACCTTGTGTTACTTTTTTAACTCGATGATTAATAAAGCTTGTGAATGCAATCAATGATTCTTCTTTTGCATTTATTACATATGTTTCACCACCATGAAAAAATTCTAAGTCACCACCTTGAAAGTCATCATTCAAAACATAAGATATACTTATCTTTCTTAATGAACTCAGACCATCTGAGACATCAGAATGCCAATCATAGTAATCACCTTCTTTGTATTCCAAATATTGAATGTCTTGTATGCAGGACAATCTGTAGTTAAAAGTTTCATTCAAATCTAAAATAATATAATTAAGTTGTGTACCGATATAAGATTCTATCGGTAATCTCCAAGCATCAACTTGTCTAATGCCTTGACCACCTGATTTTATTTTTGCTTGTATCGGTTGTTTCTTTTCTTCTATTTCTTCTAAAAAGTTTAAACGAGTATCTGAATCTATAGCCTTGTGAATCAAACCATAAATCGGATTCGTGTTTAAATCAGGCTGACAGAATTCTTTGAAGAACTGATTAGGCATGGGAGAATAACTACTCACTTGCACTCTCCCTAAGTGTTAATGTTCCTTTTTTGCTTCTTGATAAAGTTATTCCATTACCAAATGCTTTCCTACAATCATCAGGAATTAAAGCTTTAATATCAGTTACAATTTGTTTTTGTAAAGCTACATAAGGTTTAACTTCTTTTAATGAATCAATTAGTATATTCATTTCTTTGTTATCTTTCATATCTAAAGTTCTCATACCATCTAGTTTGATTTCTTTAGGTTGCTCTATCGGTGCAAAGTCTGTTGGCTCTTTATCTTCTTCAACGAATTTCCAAAATGCCATTTCTGCTTTATAAAGTTTATCTTGGAACTCAGGGTCAGATTCTATTGATGCCCATTCATGATTTCTGTTACCAAAAAATACTGTTAGATATGTTTCGTTAGCACCTGAATGCATCATGTAATGTTGCATCTGACAGTAGTAATATTGAGCTACATTCTCTAGATTATTATTTTCGTAAGTATGTTTTGCTTCTACTACTATGTTTGCATCTTCAATAAGACCATCTAAGTGAGACATCATAAAATCTTTTTGTTCTAATGTGATATCTCTTTTGATTTCTGTGTGTTCATATTCTTCTTTGATTAGTTTTTTTTCTAACCAATCAAGGTTAAGTTTTTCTGTAGCAATACCAATTTGTACAGGTAATACATCTGACAAATCTACTTGCTCTACTCTTTTTGTTTTTTCTAGCCATAGTGAATGCCAATCACCATCAATGATTCTTTTGGCATCACTACCACCAATTCCAAGTGTTCTATCCATTCTTATCTCCAAGTTGTTTGGGAGCAGGTAGATTGAAGGGGTACAAACAACCTACCTGCATAGGAGAAACGATTATGACCTCGTTTCTAATGAGCATCGTTATATGAAAAAAATTAGAAAGGAACATCATTCCCTTCTGATTTCTTTATACCATCATTCTCGTACATAGCCAAGCTTATGAACTTATATTGTCCACCTGTTTTTTCTGATGTACCTTCTTTTTGAGTAGCATAAACTTGATGGTCATACTTCTGATTTACTTTAATAGAGCCTGATAGCTGATATTTCTTACCTGCTTTTGCAGGTGCTAGGAATCCAACTTCAACATAGACCCTGTGATATTTATTACCACTTGCTCCTGTTTTTTCAACCACAATGATTGGTGTACCTTCTTTGGTGTGCTGATTACCATCTCTATCAGTATAGGTTTCAACAGTACCATCATCGATTCTACCAACCTTGACGATTTTATCTGTATCGTTATATGGGTCGTTTAGTGTGCCATTCATAACTTCTGATTCACCTAGAGTGCCATTATCTACCTTTTCATCTATTGCTTTTGCTTGTGCCATTATATTATCTACATCCATTATTTTCTCCTTTATAAAATATTATTAACTTGTTCATTTACTTGTGGTGCTTTAGGGTTGATATCTTTCTTACCTGTAGTACCTGTACCATTACCATCATCATCTTCAGATGGAAGACCATATAAAGATTGCAATCCATACCTTTTTGCATAAGTAATCCCTGAGCCCATTTGATGTGGATTTTGAAGATTAGCACAAGGTACAGGAACACAACTTTCATAAGTGTCAGTATCGTTTACATGTCTCATAACAGTCTTAACGAATAACTTATCTCCATGCTCGTGTATGTGTTGTGTAAAAAACAGACCAAATTCTGACCCATGATTTACTGCATCTATTACTGATTCTAATGTTGAGTAATTAGATTTGAAATGTGGATTAGTTCCATCTTTCTTAGCAGTTACTTTTAGTTGTTGAAACTTATTAAATGCAGTACCTAATCTAAGTTCATTTAATTGTTTCTCTTGTATTTTAGTTATAGCCATTATCTTCTCCTATAAGTTAATTTGAGCAGTTTCGTAGACAGACTTACTCAGGTCTAATATGTACTAAGGATATTAATATGAAATGGGTTATATGTAAAGCTTTTATTTATACTCATTTTATATTACAATTCAGGGGAACAATAATAACAGGAGTTATAATGAAACTAAACGAATATTTAAAAAAGGAAAAGCTATCTATAGCAAAGTTTGCAATGAAATGTGATATTCCCTTTCCAACCATATCCAAATACTATTATGGTGAGAAGATACCAAGACAAGAGAATATGCACAAAATCTATAAATACACAGAACAGAAAGTAGATGCTAACGACTTTTATGGTATTGGTTAATGTCTTTTCAGTCTATGGCATGGGCAGTACAGCAAAGCACCAATAATACAACAAGTAAGTTGATTCTATTGATGTTGGCTAATTATGCAGATGAAGAACATGCTTGTTTTCCAAGTATTAATCATATTGCTAAGTTATGTCATTGCTCTGAAAGAAGTGTCAAAAGACATATTAAAGACTTACAGAAAAGAGGTTATATTAAGATTGGTAAAGTTAAAGGCAGAATAAATAATTGTAATAGATATATACTCGGTAGTGCCAATAGTTCACTAGTGACAAATACTGCAATCGGTAGTGACACAGTGGCACACAATACTAATATAAAGCAAAGCAACATTTTAAATAAGGTTAAGAAGAATAAAAACTTCTTAGCAGGTTAATTTATCGGAGAGATATATGAAGAAAATTGAAGGGGTACATAGAGCAAAAGATTTAACAGAAGACATATGGAATCTGTACAATGGTAAATCACAAAAGAGATATTATTGTGGTTTTAGTTCGATTGACCCATATTTTAAGATAATCAAACCTTCTTTTAATTTATTTACAGGAACACCAAATTCAGGTAAGTCTAGTTTGACATTAGAGATAGCATTGAGAACTGCACGAGAACATGGTTTTAAGTTTCTTATATTCTCACCTGAAAGTTCTTTAGCTGTGAATTTAAAAAGGTTGATTGAAAAGTATTGTCAGAAACCATTTGATTTTATGTTTCATAATCGAGCAGATGAAACAGAGGTATTAGAGGCTATAGAATTTATACATGAGCATTTTCTTTTCATTGATAAAAAAGAAGATAGTCCTGATATAGATTGGCTACTAGAACGAGCACGAGCAGTTCATAAAGAATTTGACATCGATGGATTGATACTAGACCCATATAATGAAATCAATCCTGAAAGAAATAACATCAGAGAAGATGAACACATCTCATTGCTAATATCTAAGATTAAAAGGTTTAACAGAGAAACACACACATTCACATTTATCGTGGCACATCCTACCAAGCAAATAAGAGGTGCAGATGGTAAGTTCTCTGTAAATAGCCTTTATGATGTGAGTGGGTCAGCACATTGGAATAATAAAACTGATGTTGGAATTATCGTAACAAGAGACTATGAGAATCAATCTACTAATGTGAGAATTTGTAAGATAAG